GACGGAAGAAATCGAGGTTCGCGTTTGGGCTGCGATCCTGTTGACGCTGGCAGCGATACTTGTCATCAGTGTGATGGCTATTATTGGTGGCGTATTGTTTGTCGAGCAGGATAAGGACAAGATTGCGCCGATTGACCAAGCATTCCTAGCGATTTTGAAAGATGTAATGCTGTTGTGTATCGGCGCGGTAGGTGGTATCGCTGGACGTAAGGGTGCCTATGCTGCTGCAAACATGATTGCAAAAAAGGACGACGATGCTACCACTCGGCCCACTGCTTGAGGTTGGCTCCAAAATCCTAGACCGAGTGCTGCCAGATCAGGCGGCAGCGGATAAGGCTAAACAAGAACTTGCAAAACTTCACCAGGACGGTGAGCTTGCAAAGCTAGCCAACGAGACAAAACTTTTCGAGGTCGAGCAGAACAACCTGACCGACAGGTTGAAGGCTGATATGGCTAGCGATAGCTGGCTGTCGAAGAACATCCGACCGATGACGCTGATTGCCATCCTGCTCGGCTATTTTACGTTTGCGATGATGTCGGCATTCGACAAGAACACGAATCAGGCATACGTTGAGCTACTAGGCCAATGGGGGATGCTAATTATGAGCTTTTACTTTGGTGGCCGGACGCTTGAGAAAATCATCGACATGAAAGGTAAGAAGTGAAAGAGACTTGGCAAGACGCACTCGCGCACGTTCTGAAGTCGGAAGGGGGTTATGTTTCGCATCCGGCAGATCCTGGAGGCAGAACTAACTTAGGAGTCACCCAGCGTGTATGGGAGGAGTGGGTCAAGCACGACGTAGACGAAAAGCAGATGCGCGAACTAACCCCTGAGATGGTTGCTCCGCTCTATCAAGAGAAATACTGGCAGCGTGTAAAAGGCGATGAGTTGCCAGCAGGGATTGACTATTGCGTGTTTGATGCGTCCGTCAACAGTGGTGTTGGCAGAGCGTCTAAGTGGCTCCAAGAGGTATGCGGAACTCAGCCTGACGGTGTTATCGGACCGATGACTCTGCGTGTAGCACAGGCTATCGTTCATACTGATCTGGTGAATATGTACTGCGACAAGCGTCTGGCGTTTTTGCGGGAACTGAAGACCTGGGAGACGTTCGGTAAGGGTTGGGAGCGGAGGGTGGAAGAAGTCCGCTCCCATGCGCTCACAATGATCGCAAAAGCCGGTTGATATACCAACTAGCTTTTTCTAAGTCCTCTCTGCCGTTCTTCTTCTTCCACCTCCAGAGATACTTGATAGCGTTCCCGGTGCAGAAGGCTTCTATTCCCTGCAAGCCTTCTGTTGCCACCGTTATCGCGTCAATGCATTCGACCGCGCCTTTGTAGTGGTCGGGGTTGGTTGGGTCAGAAGGGGGGGCCATCGTCTCGTCCCTTCGGTTCAGCCAACGTTGCCCAGCCATCCCAGCCGACAGGGACGGACTCCATCTTCAGCGTCAGACCTTTCGCGGTCTGCATGACAACGCCGATCTTCTGCCAGCGTTTCTTCTCCTCTCCCTGCTTGTTGGTGTAGGTTCCGGTTGTTGCAATTACTTCGTAGGCGATGGGCATAACTTTTCCATTAGGTTTTGTGCTTCGGTTAGGAATTCTTTGACCTTGCTTTCAAACTTCTCGATGTCCTCCTGTGTTGGTTGAAACCGTACTACGAACAACTGAAGATGCTCGGGGAACCTGTCATCAAAGCTAACGAAGTCCACCCACTTCCGTTTAGTGCAGGACAACTGAGCCAGCATCTGCGGGACGTACTTCGTAGGTGGCTTGCCTGACTGGATGTAGTCCAGGTGAGTAGTTGACCTGGGACACTTGATCTCGACCAGACCATCCGTCCCGACAAGAGCATCCGGGCTGGCACCAAACCAACGAATAAGCGGGTGCTTTACGAACCCAACGTCATCCGTCAATTCGTGCGAGGCTTGATAAGCCGCTTTTGCCATTGGCTCTATGTCGATGCCGCGCTGCATATCAACGTTGACAAACGAGTCCTGTGCTCGACCTGTGAGTCGCTCCGTGACTATCTGGGTCAGATAGCCTTTGCGAGCCATTGTGTCTTTGCCAGCTAGGATGTCGCTTGCACGTGACCCGGTCGCATGGCCGAGCCTGTCGGCATACCAGTCATCAGTCCGTTGCAGCATCGTCTCGCTCCCGTAGAACGATTTCCGACAAAACGGCAACTGCATTGGACAGGACGACAATGGTTTTCAGCATTTCATCATCATCAATTTCGTCTTTACCTCGTACAAGGATGATTAAGACGTTTGACAGACTTTGAAGCAAATCAGTATTGCTAACCTGAAGTACACCTTTTTTCATTATCGATCCCCAGCGATGTAGCGGTTGAAGTAGTCCAGCGACTGTTCTTTGAAGTCGGCAGGATCTACATATTCCAGAACCCTCTGAGAGCGTCCAGACGAGGCTTTCCTGCGTCCGGTTGGCATCAGGAAGCCTTTGCGTACCAAAGGCGCTATGCGTGGCGTTATCGTGTTGAGCGGCAGTCCTGGCAGACGCTTTGCTAACTCGTCTGCTGTCAGACCTTTCTTGGCGCGTTTGAACTCCTCCAGCACGATCATCTCAATTCTGCTGGCATCGATACGCTTAGCAGCATCGTGACTGGTGTCCGGGTCTGTGTGTCGTGCAAGTCCAGGCCAATTCATATTGTCACCTCCAGAGATTTAGCGTCCTCGGCAAACAAGATGAGTTCGAGGACTTTACCGTTGTCATCATGAATGAATAGCTTCCGTACCGAGTAGCGATCGGACTGAGTTTCGTTCGACTCGATGTCAGTGAGTTTGATTGATGTCACGCGGTGGACGTTGGTGTAGATCATGATTGCACCGCAGCGTATTGGTGAGGAATCGGGAACTTTGGAGCGTGGTGGAACTTACGCAGGATAAGCGTATCAGGCGTCCAGAATGCGTTAGGGTTGGCGTTCTTGACTTGCGCGATAGCGATAGCCAGTGCGCGGTTGTCCTTGTCGTACTCTCGACCGACCCTAGCTGCTGCGCGTAGCATGGCACGTTGCTGGTCATTCAACAGGATTGCGGGTTCCATTACTTCACCTCCATCAGTTGTGTCTTACGGGTGTTTTTAGCTGCTTCCAGTTGCTGCATAAACTCTGTGTCTTTCAGTGCTTTGTAGGCATGAGCAAACACTGTTTTGAGTCCGTCCAGGTTCTCAGCCTGAGCGACCTGTTTGAGATACGGTGCTGGGTCAATCGCTGGCTTCTTAGATGCAGCGTTACCGTCATCGTCCTCTGGAGCAATGCCGCAAGCTGCCATCAGACTGTAGCGACGAGCATAGGTCAGGGCTGAGCCGTATCCCTGCGGGTCTTGCTTTGCAGCTGGGACATGGAGTTTACCGGCTGACAGCGTTTCACCAGACTCGTGGACGAACACGGTCTCGACGATCACCCCGTCCTCGCACTCGTGCGTATGCTGCATGAGCATGATGCCGTTTGCGTTTAGCCCGTCGATGACTGCCTCAACGCAAGCTGCAAGATCAGCGTAGCGCGACTTAAAGTGAGGGTTGCTTGAGGACTTTAATGCTGGTCCGAATGCCTTCTGTGACTTGACCAGTGCTGCTGCTATCTGTTTCATTGCCTGCTCCTTTGTATCGCTTCCACTTGGTTGTGTAATGTTCCTGCTCGCTTGGTGGAACCCACCCGAATCGCTTCCAGGTCTGAGTTACGTCTGTAGCGACTCCGGGGGTCCACTTGAACTCTAAATCCGTGAGATGAGTTGCCAAACAAAGTCTCCTATCGTTGAGGTTGAACCGATGCTCCAATCGACTGCGGTGATGCCGAGCATTACTCCTGCTGCGATGATGGCAATGTGTCTCATGACCGCTCCTTGTATGCAGCTGCTGAGCAACGTTTCCAGTCGCTGAACTGTTTTTCTGCAATGTTCTGGATGTGCTGCTTGAGCCACGATTTGGCGTCCAGCCCGTCCAGCACCATCTCGACCATCTTGTCGGTGGTAGCGCCGAGGTCATAGTCCAGATCAGCCCAGACTTGGTTGATTTCTGCGCTGCTAGCAACGTCCAGCCAGCAAGCGATCTGCTCGCTCTCCCACTCCTGTTGCTGGTCTGCTGCGTCCTGGCGCTCGTCTTCACGAATCCAGTACAGGTCGATGCTGTAGTAGTCGCTCATGTTGTCCTCGGTTGTTGTTGTTGACCGTGAACGAATATTAAAGTAGACTGCATCCCTGTGTCAACGCAAACATTCCATTTTTTACAACTTTTACAATTTAGGGGTCAGCATGACGGTGGACGAAGCGATCAATCTTGCAGCCGCGCTAGTCGGCACGAAGGGCAAATTGTGCGAGCGACTTAACATCAGCAGGCAGGCAATGAATGCGTGGAAGGTCAAGGGGGTGCCGCTCAAGAGGGCATTGCAGATTCAGGACATGACGGGTGGAGTGGTGAAGCTGGGCGACCTGTGTCCGCAGTACAAGTCCATCGAAATCGTGCAGGTCGAGTATGTCGCTAACAGCTAGGTCAACCGCGCACCTCCGCGACTTGGGCTACATGGTTGCCACCGTTGAGCACTACAACTCGTTTACGAGGCGCAAGCACGACCTCTGGGGCTGCATCGATCTGCTGGCAATCGGTAACGGGGAAACAGTAGCCGTCCAGGTGACGAGCAAGTCCAACCTGTCAGCCAGGAAACACAAAATAGAGGAGGCCGAGGCTTATCCGGAGATGATTCGCTCAGGCTGGAGGATCGTCCTGCATGGGTGGTGGAAAGAGAAAAACCGCTGGCAACTGAAGGAGGTGGAACTGTGATCTTTACCCTAGCGCACGACACTGCCCGCCAGAGGGCGCTGGAGGCCGTCAAAAACGCTCGAAAAGGCTGGGTGGTACGGATAGAGCCACCCAACAGAACAAGCGCCCAAAACTCGTTCTATTGGGCCACACTGTCAGCGATCAGCGAGCAGATACGTCCGCAGGGTCAAGAGCATTCGCCAGACATTTGGCACGCTTACTTCAAGACTCGGTATCTACCTGGGAGGATGTTGGAGTTGCCAAACGGTCAGGTGATGGAGGCAGAGCCGACTACAACAGGGCTGACGAAAGCGCAGTTTTCTGATTACGTTGAGCAGGTTTTAGCATGGGCGATCAATCACGGGTTGACGCAGACGGACGAGATGTCTGTTTTGCGTGCGGCGAACGACATGACAGCGCAAGACTCGTCACTCTCCCTGATGGCTCCATAGTCGGACTACAGTCGAGAGAGTACGCATTGCACTGCGAGGCTGTCACTGTGCTGAGATGGCCGATCAAAAAGCGCCGAGAGCATCTGGAGCAGGTTGAGAAGGCCAGAGGGATGCCAGCAAGGCGAGAGTTGGAAGGCGAGCTAAGAAAACAACATGATTCACTATCACGGAACACCAGTCACTCCAAAGCACGCTCTTGAGTCAATGGCAGGTGAGCATTTTTGCGTTAGCTTTTTCCGTCCTGACAGTCTAAAGATTTGCTTAAAAATCGGGCAGTCACTCATGCTTGATAACGGGGCGTTCTCTTGCAAGACACTAGGAGTCGAGTTTGACTTGCAAGGTTTGTACAACTGGCTTGACCCAATCCTAGCGCATCCGCACTGGGCAGTTGTTCCTGACGTTATCGACGGAACTGTCGAACAACAGCGAGAGATGACAAAGACATGGCCGTTTGGCAAGACTCACGGAATCCCAGTCTGGCATCTTGGTCTGCCGATAGATTACCTGCTTGAGTTGTGCGATGACTGGGGGCGGGTGTGTTTCGGGTCAGCTGGTGAATATTGGCAGGTTGGAAGTCCGAAGTGGGCGCATAGGATGGACGAGTCTTTCAACGCTCTGCATAAGACGTTTGGTCAGCGACTGCCTTGGGTACATGGGCTAAGGATGTTGGGACAAGGCGAGCAGCAATGGCCGTTAGCAAGCGCAGACAGCACTAATGTTGCTGTCAATCACAGCGGAAAGAAGGTTTGCGCTGGTTGCATGGCAAAGGCAATCAACAAGCAAAACCCACCAAATCATTGGAAGCATCAACCATTACAAGGGGCAATCTTTTGAATAAGTACAAGGTCACTTTTACCGCTCGATGCCCAGTCAACAACAAGAAGATCACTTACAACCTTCAGATCAAATCTGAAGCAATGATTAGGGTTGAGGACTTGCTAGCGTTTGTTAAGCAAGTAAACCAAGGGTTTCACGAAGAAATTGCAGACAGTCTTATGGAAAGGTTTGGAGGCCAGCAGATATTGCGGGCATATCACCACGGAGCGTTCATCAAGACTGAGCGAGGCTTAGATGTTCCGCAGTAAGTCATGGTTGAAGGCTGTTGCCTCTCTATCCTGCCAGCGATGCGGTCTAGACGGTCAGACGCAAGCTGCTCATGCCAACTGGTCACACTACGGCAAGGGGATGGGGATGAAGGCGCACGACTGCTTTACCGCTGCACTGTGCCAGCACTGCCACTTTGCTATCGACCAGGGGTCGAAGATGACAGGAGAGGAACGGCGGGAGGCGTGGGAGGATGCGTTCCGCAAGACGTTGGTTGCGCTGTGCGAGGCTGGCAAGATTCGCGTGTAAGGTTGGCGTAAGGTTGCAAGCGCAGCATTGCAATTGTATGATCGGTTCTGCGCCGTGGAAAGCGCATAGCAGGTCAGCAAGACAGTCTTTATCGGGCTGGTCTATCTGACCGTTTCTAACCCGTCCTGGGTGTGACCTGCCGGAATTTCCACCGGATAGGCCAGCACCGATGGAGATTGTTCGTGCACTACTACCATCACCACATCGGTGATTTCATCAAGGCTACGGCTCGACTGACAGATGCTCAGTCAATGGCGTACCTTCGTCTGATCTGGATGTATTACGACCGGGAGCGACCGCTTCCAGACGACATCGAGGCACTGGCTTTTCAGCTAGGGATAGACGAAAAGACCGTCCAACTGATCCTTGTTTCGTACTTCAGGCTCGAAGACGGATGCTGGCATCACACGCGTTGTGACGCTGAAATCAAAGAATACAAGCAACTTATCCATAAGCGTAGCAAGGCTGGTAAAGCATCTGCTGAACACAGAGCTAACACTAGTTCAACACCTGTTGAGCAAGTGTCAGACACCCAGCCAACAGATGTTCAACTAACCAATAACCAAGAACCAGTAACCAGTAACCATATAAAAGAAAAGCAACCGCGCTCGACGCGCTTTGATCTTCAGGAGATGCCTGACGAATGGTTTGACTTCTGCAAGCAGGTGCGTCCAGACCTGAAGCCGGTAGAGGTGTTCGCTACCTTCCGCGACTACTGGATCGCCCAGCCTGGGAGCAAGGGGCTGAAGGCTGACTGGACTGCGACATGGCGCAACTGGGTGCGGAGCACTAGGGTTCCCCGCGACTCCCAACCTGCCAAGCAAGATCGCAAAATGGACTTATTGATGGGCCGACGTCAGCCAGACGTTGTGACAGTTATCGATGCTGACTATCAGGAGCGACTAAATGCACTTAGCGGACCGAGTTTTTGAGAGGTTTGTCGCTCTGTACGGGGCGCAGAAGTTTAAGGTCATGTTTGAGCATGACGACAACGCGATCATGCCAGCCAAGGAAGCCTGGAATAACTTCCTGCAAT